AGAAGCGTTGATGAAGTTCGAGTATCCGTTGATGTACGAATCTACATCAACAGTAGTCGAAGAATATGCACCACCAGTGAACTGTTCAACGGTAGACAAATCTTCGACCGTAGGAGCCAGACCGCCGGCGTAGATGTATTCGGAATTTCCGTCAAGAACATCTTTCCAGTAAGTCGAGAATCCTTCGTAGTTTACCGCACCATCAGTCAGAGACAAGTTCGAGAACGACTCGAGGATGGTGTTAGTAGAATCGCTGAACAAACCTTTGTCATCAAGAACAGCGACATGGAAGCTACCTGATGCAGGAGCTGTACCGAAGTTGTCAGCAAAAATCCAACGACGTTCAACAGTAGCAGGAGTACCAGCACCGGTATAAGTTCTGTCAAGAGTAACGGTGTTTGCACCGACGTCAATAGAAACTACGCGGTAGCGAGTTCCGTCAACGATCAAGTATGAACCGTATACGCCGGTGTTGAAGTAAGATGTAGCTTCTTGCGAACCGGTGTAGCTCAGTACACGTGAACGAACAGGTGTAACACCACCGAAGTTCAGTTTGAATGTAACTTCAGGAACGGAAAGCAGATCAAGCGAGAATGCGGTTGCGCTAGTACATGCAGCAATAGCGATCGAGTTACCACGAGCACCAGCATATTTTGCGATGTACTTGTAAGACGAGAGGTTCGCTGAAGCGAGGTCGTCTTCGTTTTTGATCAGTTTACGGTTTGTGCCTGTTACGCCAGGGAAACCAGCGTTATAGGTGTCTTCGCCAGGATTTACGCGAACAATCTGCACGCCTGAGCTATACGCCAAAAAGGAAGCGATGGAAAAGAAGTCTACTGCGGTCTCGTTGTTCGGCTTACCGAAACGCTTTACCAGATTGACTTCATCTGAGACTAAAATAACTTGTTCGATCGGACCCCAATCAAACTTACCTGCAAACGCCGCGAGCGACGAATTTTGCTCGGCAACTGATCCTGTAAGATCAATTTCGCGAACGGCAACTGCCGGACTAATTGGAAATGACATAAACGGTTCATCCTCTTCAATATGTATTTTGTCAAATGACACTAACAGAAGTATTTAACTCAAAATCTATCTAGGCGCTTTGAAGACTATCTATTAAGAAAATTTATCACGTCCGGTAACTTGATACAAAAATAATATTGTACAACAGCCTCGGATCAGGGTATAATGGATCTGGGTCCTGAGACGCCGAGGGCGGGGAGGAGGGTTGACAGTATAGGGTCACAAGCTGGTGCGCCTCAGCGCCCGCGGAACGCGGAAAATGATAGTGTACATCTCTAGTTTGGTGTGATACAATAGATTCATCATAACCAAACTAATGAGGTAACATGTGCAGTAGAGTGTTCTGATAGATGAGATTTGTTAAATAGTACTACGATAAATTGGAGTACTAAAATGAAATTATTCGATGATGCAACTAAAATAGCGAAATGCGCTAGAGTAAAAATACAATGCGATGACTGTCACATTATATTTTCACGACTATATTCAAGTGTAATAGGAGAGTACCATAGATGCAAATCATGCGCCACGAAACATTCAAATCGGAATAGATCTCCGGAAATTAAAAAGCGAATGTTAGATGCGTCAGTCGCAAAATGTACAGGCCGGAAAATGAAAATGGAATTATCAGAGGCTGAATATAATAGAAGATTCTTACACGGCAAATTATCCGGTGAGAATAATCCAAATAGTGGTGGAAAACTCTGTCGCGGTTTCGCCGATAATCCTATCATAGGATTCGAAGATTATTATGGAAAAGAAAAAGCTGATGCGTTAAGAAAAATCAGATCAATAAATTCATCTGGGGAAAATAATAGTCAATATGGTAAACCGTCTTCTCTTATGGCTGGAAGAGGAATTTCAGGAACATATAAAGAAAAGCATTTTCGCAGTTTATTAGAACTTTATGCTATGATAATGTTTGAAACACAAAACAAAATGTTTGTTATATGCGAATCAAATTCTATGAAATTTGCATATACCAATGGTGGTAGAAATAGAACATACTTTCCTGATTTTTATCTACCCGATGAAAAACTTTTCATAGAGATAAAGCCATTGTATCAATCCACTGATAACGTAGTGCAATTAAAATTACAATGCGTGAAAAATCATGGAGAAAAAATAAAACTATTGACAGAAAAGGATATACCTAAGGTACATGATAAAACATTGAAAGTGAAATATGATGTAGGAGAATTAACTTTTCATACTCCAAAATGTGAAAAGTTTATTTCAAAACTAATGAAACTTAAAGGTGATAATGATGCAACCAAATAAAATGTATATAATCGACGGGCAAGACCGTTGCGCGAAATCTTCTCTGGTCAATGCTCTACGGAAAAACATCAAGAACCCAAAGATTGCTGTCATGCATTCGTCTAAACCTCCGGCCGGAGTAGATGTGGTGGATTGGACTGTTACATACTACTACAATCTACTCGACCAAGCTATCAACATGGTCAAAGACGGATGGGACGTTATTCTTGATCGTTCATGGCTAGGTGAATCAGTCTACGGTCCGATTTATCGTAATGTCCATATCGGTCTGAAAACGATGGAAGAAGGTTGTTTGAATTATATTGACGACATCGAGTGCAGACTTATTATCATGGTAGATGATGCGTCTTCGATCGCGAGTCGCAGTGACGGTGAATCCATGTCGGATGACCTGAACTTCCTGGAAAAAGAACGTGCTGCATTCTTTGTCGCATACGAGAATACAATCGTTCGAAACAAAGAAATCGTAGACTGGTTCTACGAAGAATTTTCACCTAAATACATAGAAGAACTTGCACTGGAGATGATCAATGGATAATGTTGCTTCGATTAGACAACAACTGAGAGCAAAATACAAAGCCGGTGAATTTGTTACTGATAAATCCGGTGTTAAATGCGTAGAGATCGTGAACGCTTCGTTTATTGCAGACGAACCCGCGATCTACGGTAAAGTTACTGAATATGTTGACCGAGAACTCGAGTGGTATCGTTCTCAGAGTCTAAACGTGAATGACATTCCGTTTCCGATTCCTGCCATCTGGAAACAAGTCGCAGATGAAGACGGTCGCATCAACTCGAACTATGGCTGGTGCATCTTCTCTGAGGCAAATGGAAATCAGTTCGATTCTTCGATCAAGTCTCTGATCGAGAATAAAGATTCTCGTCGTGCTTGTATGATCTACGTCCGTCCGTCGATGCAGGTAGATTATTGCAAAAATGGTATGTCTGATTTCATGTGTACGTATTCTACACAGCAGCTTATACGCGATAATAAGCTACATTACATAGTCATGATGCGCTCAAATGATGCAATTTTTGGACTACGTAATGATAAGTATTTCCATGACTATGTCCATACGGAATTCCTTAAAGAAATCCAGAAGACATATCCTGATGTTGTTCTCGGTGACATGTATTGGAATGCTTCATCGTTACATGTATACTCTCGTCACTTTTTCTTAATTGATCATTTCGATAAAACAGGAGAAACTTCCATCACAAAAGCTGATTATGATAAAATGTATGGCCTAATCTAATGACATCATTTTTGATTTCAATTAAATACTCCGAGGCTTAACAACTAAGGAGTATTCAATGAAAGATTGTTTTGGTTACGTATATAAGTTTACACACAGAGAAACTGGAAAGTGGTATATTGGAAGTCATAACGGCTCAAAAGAGAATTATAGTGGCTCTGGCACTATATGGAGAAATGCTAAAGAAAAATATGGCATAGAAAATTTTATAAAAGAAATTCTATATGAAGGTGAAAATTGTCGAGAAATAGAAGAGTTAGTTCTTATGACATTGGATGCAAAAAATGATCCAATGTCATATAACTTGAAAAATGAATCTATCGGCGGGGCTTTCCACGGTGAAGCGAATGGAATGTTCGGCAAAAAGATGACTGAAGAACAAAAATACAAATGCGGTAATGCATTCAGGGGGAAGAAGAGACCTGATCATAGCGAAAAGATGAAAGGAGAAAACAATCCACGGTTCGGTAAAACCGAACATGCTCACGGAATTGTTGCTAAAGCTAAAGCGAATAAAGGTAAAACGCTAGAGGAAATTCATGGTGTAGAGAAAGCCTCACTAATCAAAAAACACTTATCTATTGTAAACACGGGTGTGAAAAAACCAAAGATATCTGAACGCCAGCGTGGACATCTTAATAGTTCCGCCAAAAAAATACTTATAGATGGAATAGAATATGGGTGTATAGTAGATGCGATGAGAATTCTAGGTTTAAGTCGGCATAAAGTCAAACAAATTGGCGTTGAAATATAATGGAGAAATAATTTGAAACGAATTGCTATTGTGCTCGGTCGTGGTTTGGAAGGTTGTGGCGTATCTCAATGCGCCCGCCAGATGCAACTCGCGACAGGCGCAGATATTTTCTACGCCAATGATAAGAAGTGGCCACGTGAAAAGGGAATGGACTTCCCGACCACTGGCTTCTCGATGGAAAAAGAATGGCATCTCTATGCCGAAAAGATCAACAAAGAATACGACCTTTGTGTCGTCTATTCTATCCCGTCGGTCACCCACCCGGACAAATGCCAATCAGGCTTTCTGTTCTTTTTGGCAGCCCTAAATATCCGCAAGGCGTTCATCAACGTCGATCACAAACAAGCTTCTATCTCGCGTAATGCAAACTTGAAGCAAGTCTGTGAAAAGGTCGATGTTATCATGACCCATTCTCTGGATAATCCGTTCTGTAAGACTGTCGGTAAACTCGGAATCAAAACTCCGGTCGTCAAGATGGGCCTCGGATTTGACTATGATGGTCACCGCGCTAAATACTGGAAACCTATCGACGAGCAGCAATCGAATGTCGTTCGCTGGATCGGTCGTACCACCGGTTGGAAAGGTCCTGATCTGATGATCGATTTCCATGAAAAAGAACTCATGGAAAATGGATTCATTACCATCCTTGAAGGTCTTGAAGCATCGATCGGCTACACATCGATTCTGTACCGAGACAAAGAGCTGACTGATCGTCGCAAAGTCATGAACTACTTCCGTCCTGAAAAAGAACATGGTGAGCTGACGAAATTCACACCTGAGTTGTACGGAAAGGAAGTTACCGGGGTCGGTGCCTATCTCTACAACCCTTACATAAACACAGATGCGATGCATCGTATGTCGAAATCCGGATTCGGATCTGACCTATATCACCTAGCGGCGGAAATGTATGGTAACAACATTGAAAACTGTCATGCTGAAATTATTGCTTGTGGTGCTGTTCCTATTTTTCATCGGCATTTCTGTGACAATATTATCCATAAAAGACAAGGTGATCCGGTATCGAAGTGCAAAAACACAGGCACGATCGGTCTTGATTACTCAAACTTCGAACAAGCCAGAGAAACCATTGTAAAGCTCCAAGCTGACACCGGCCTTAGAAACGAATGGAGAGAAATGGCGTTCGAGTTCTGGAAAGAACACTCTGATGCAAAAGAAACCATCGGTGAAATCATCGAACTGGCTTTCTCTAACACATCACAACTCGAAAGCGAACCGACTCTTGAAGATTTTTTCTAAATAGTTGTGTACACGACGGTTCAGTTTTGATATAATAGATTCATCTTTCAACATAAGGAAACATAATGAATATTTTAATTACTGGGATGGCGGGGATGATCGGATTCCATGCAGCGAAGCAATTCGCCGCAGCTGGACACCACGTCATCGGCTTTGACAATTTCAACGACTACTACGACGTAGAATTGAAAAAGGAACGAGCTCGAATTCTCCGAGACGAACACGGCATCACTGTCGTGAACGCCGATCTCCAAGATGCTATCATGGTAGAAAAGATTCTGTCTGGTGGATGTGATGTGGTTCTTCATCTGGCGGCATACGCAAATCCGCGTCACTCGATGGAATTCCCGCAACACTACATCGACACAAACATCACCGGCACTCAGCGTCTGATCGAAGTCTGTGAAAAGCTCGGAATCAAACATGTTGTATACGCGTCGTCTTCATGCGTTATGCACGGTCAACCACTCCCTTGGAACGAAACTGATCGTCCTGGCCACCAGAACAACCCGTACGGTTGGTCAAAGCGCGCTAACGAATGTCAGTTCATGCATTCTAAGATCACGAAAACGACTGGATTGCGCTTCTTCACTGTCTACGGTCCATACGGTCGTCCGGACATGGCACTCTTCTTGTTCACCAAAGGCATCGTCAATCAGACCCCGATCATCGCCTATAACGACGGCAACATGAAGCGCGACTTCACCTTCGTAGATGACATCGTGAACGGTGTAGAAATTGTTGTGAATGACATCGTGACTCGTGAGTCCAGTCATGAAATTTACAACATTGGTTACGGCGAGAAGGTCGATCTGATGCACTTCATCGAAGAAATCGAGAAGAATGTCGGCAAGAAAGCCATCATCAACAAACTTCCTGCTCACCCGGCTGACGTGCCAGAAACCTGGTCAGACACAACCAAGTTGAAGGCTCTTGGTTATAAACCGACCACGCCTATCGAAGTCGGCGTCAAGAAGTTCTACGATTGGTATAGTAATTATTATGGAGTTGATCAACAATGAAAAAATTAGATATCGCTGTGATTGGTTATGGGTTCGTGGGCAAAGCTGTCGCCCACGGCTTTCAACACAACAATCTGACGCTTGTAGATCCAACGTTAGGTGAATTTTCTACTAAAGACTTAAAGGGCAAATTTGATGCCGTTTTCGTATGTGTTCCTACGCCGATGAGTGAAGATGGCACAATCAATTCGTCTATCGTAGAGGGTGTACTGGAAGATTTAAGCGGACTTGATACATTACTGGTGTTGAAATCCACCGTTGTTCCGTCTATAGTCAAGAGGTTGTCGGAATCGCATGCAAACTTCATTTACAATCCTGAATTTCTGACTGAGAGAAATGCGCTTTTGGACTTCGAATATCCGTTTATGCAAGTGTATGGCGGTTCCGCTGAAAATACAGCGAAGCTGTCAGAAATATATCGACATTCTATATGTGAACCGTGTCCAGAACATCACATGACGGCCATCGAAGCCAGTTTTGTAAAATATGGAATCAACACGTTCCTATCTACGAAGTTGTCTTTTTGGAATCAATTTTATGACATGTGCGAAAATATCGGTGCCGATTACGACACAATTAAGACGGCTATTGGGACAGATGTTAGAGTCGGTTCAGGTCACATGAATGTTCCTGGCCACGATGGTCGACGCGGTTTCGGAGGAGCGTGCCTGCAAAAAGATTCGAACGCATTTATGCGCGAATCAGGTGGTTCCATGTCGGTGTTAATCGAAGCTGTGCGATTCAATAATGCTATTAGGTCGCAGTACACAGAACTACTGGACAGAGAAAAAGAACAAGGCGTAACGTTTATGAAGACTGGTTCTTAAATTTCCATGTGTTCTTTGGACCTCTACCGAATTTCCATCCTTCCGGTAGAGGTCCATTCTTTTGGATCATAGATTTGTCTAACGTCATAGGATTATAAATCCACACCAGTCCGGTGCACGACCCTTTTGGTCTACCGTTTGACCAACCTGGCGGTAAATCAGAACCCTTTTCTATTCTGCTAACCTCGGACGTGGATTTATTGTGAATCCACTTCAACTTGGATTGCGCATCGGATATATTTTTACAGTGAGCGGCAGATTTTATTTTGCCTTTGGCCGATGTACTCAAATTCATTTTGTGTTCATCGCTCATCACTCGATTTTTCATCGCCGCGGATAGCAATCTTCTCGTTTCTTCGCTTGTCGTTTTCCCTGTCGTTGTCCATTTCGACGAGGTTTGTTTGGACTTATTATAAAATGATTGATGTGTATCCACTTGAAATTTTTCATGAAGTTTAATTTCAAATAGAAGTGCGTCTTCTGAGCGCTCGAATATCCTAACGACTTTATATTTGAAATTGCCAGGATATTCTTTCTGTTCAGCGATAAACATTCTATCGGAACTACTAGAAAAATATTTTACACCTATATCTTCAGATGGATGGGCTTTGCTTGATCGTTTTCCGTAATAATGCATGCGGGTGTCGATGTTTGATATTCTGTAAACATAGTGATATATAAGATTGCTGGTCATTTTGATACTCCGTGTATTATTTCGAATGGCTAGACCCGGTGGAGACTGCAATCTCGCGACCGGCAATTTTATTTATTGAAGGTGGTAAAATGAGTTACGAATACAAAATCAAAGTGTTTTCTGCTGAATGGTGTCCGAATTGTAAGATTCTCAAAAAGAATCTTGAAGAAGCCGGGATTGAGTTCTCGGTAGTCGACTGTGATTCGGATGAAGGCATGGAAGAAGCTTCTCAACATGGAATCCGGGCTCTACCGGTGACGTTCATCTATGAAAACGATGAAATCATCCGGAGGGTA